CTTTGGAGAGTATAAAGATGCTAACGAGGTGCTAACAGAAAAAGGTGCAGAAACACTTCGGTCAATATTAAAAGAAACCAAATCATTTCCACTTGAGGGGGTGATAAATATCAACGACATTTGGCAAGATGTAATCAACTACAATGAAAAAGGGATAGTCAACTACTCAATTCAACTTGCGGACTCTGATGAGTGGTTTAAAATGGCTTTTGGGGAGTGGTCAACCATTACTGGCATACCCAATTCAGGAAAGTCAGACTTTGTTGACCAAATATCTTGCAATCTTGCCCTTAAATATGGATTTAGAACGGCGTACTTTTCACCCGAATCTTTTCCCTATGAAAGCCATATAAAACGATTGGCAAATAAGCTAAATGAAAAACATTGCACAACTGATGATTTAAATCGGACAAAAAATTTCATTGAAGAACATTTTTACTTTGTGAAAATAGACCTTCAAAATCTTACACTAAAATCGATACTTGATAAATTCAGGGAACTCGTTTTTCAAAAAGGGGTCAACGTTTTAACAATTGACCCTTGGAATATGCTTGACCATTCGGCACAAAAAGACCATTCTTATGTCGGTCGGGTACTTTCGGAAATTACTCAATTTGTACAACAAACAAACACCCATCTTTTTTTGGTTGCACACCCAAGGAAAATGGAATCCGACAATGGCGTTTTTAAAATACCAACGCCGTATGATATATCCGGTTCATCTGACTTTTTTAATAAGTCTTATAATTGCTTAACTGTTTATCGGTCAATTGGAGAAATGACAAAATATGAATCTGATTCGGTACAAGTGCATATCCAAAAGGTAAAAAGAAAAGAAAACGGAAAGCAAGGTTATTTCACCGTGGCACCGGACTTTAAAAATGGGGGGGTGTATAAACCTATCGATGAAAAGAAAAACAGAATTACAGTCGTAAAAGACACAATACCTTTTTAATGAATCTAAATGAGTATTTTGATGCTTTCCGATGGTGTGAAAACAACTCCATCCGATGCTATCCAAAACCTAAAGGAAAAGAGTTTATTTTAGTTTATGAGATAAACGGACAACCTAAAACATCCGGCAAAACATATTCCAAAAAAGAGTATGACACCAAGTGGAAAGAATTTTATATCTACCTTTACAAAAAATTTAAAGATGTTTGAAGTTGAATTTTTTCCCCTCTACGGTTTTACGGTTGGTTTTAATTATTCTAATGATGACCTTTTAGGTATTGATGAGGAAAAAGATTTTAAACACACGATTCAAGTGTTCATTGGAATATTTGGATTCAATATTAATTGGTACATTGACAAATAATGGCATACGATAAAAAAGAACTTGAAAAAAAGGCTTTGATTGCTATCCAGGAACACAAACTGATGTTTATGGAGCATATAATTGCGTTTTTACCTTGTTCTAAAACCACTTTTTATGATCTTGAATTGAACCAATCGGACACTATAAAAAAGGCGGTTGAGGAAATGCGTATATCTAAAAAAACTAAAATGCTATCCAACTGGATTGATTCGGAAACGCCATCACTACAAATTGCGGCGATGAAAATGATTTCAGAAGAACACGAGGCACACCGACTAAATGGAACAAGGCAAGAAATAAAACACGATGGCGGAATCAAGTCAACACTAATTGAATGGAAACCGGCAAAAAGGGAATCGGAGTCGTAGAACAAAAGTGCAACCGCCAATTCTACGATTTAATAAATTCAAACAAACGTTTTAAGGTTTTGCAGGGAGGAACCCGGAGTGGCAAGACATACGCAATTTGTCAATATATAGCTTACATTCTAACGACTGCAAAAGAGCCATTGACCATTTCCCTTATCAGAAAAACATTACCGGCATTAAAAGGCTCTATTCAAAGGGACTTTATTTCTATATTAGAACAGACCGGGATGTATTTCGATGGCAATCACAATAAAGCCGAGAACACTTTTAGGTATGGCAAACATCTTGTCGAGTTTTTATCGGTTGATGAACCACAAAAAATCCGAGGTCGTAAAAGAAACATTGCCGTGTTGAATGAAGCCAACGAATTATTGCTTGAGGATTTTCGCCAAATCAATATGCGTACCACCGACAACATCATTATGGACTTCAATCCATCCGACCCGGTGCATTGGATATATGATGACATCATCCCAAGGCAAGATTGTGACACTTGGATTACTACCTACAAAGATAATATGTTTTTGTCCGATGAATTGGTTTATGAGATTGAAAGGATGCGTGAGCGTGATCCGGATTATTGGAGGGTGTTTGGTGAGGGACAAAAGGCGGTGTTTTCCGCCCGGCAGATATTCAGCAATTGGAACTTTATTCCCCACAAAGATTTCCCAGAATTTGATTTGCATACCGAGGCGGTCATTGGATTGGATTTTGGATTTAGCAACGATCCCTCAGCGGCATCAATAATTTTCCGAAAATCAGATAAATTATATGTTCACGAAATCTTATACAACACCGGAATGACCAACGGTGACATCGCTGAATACTTCAAGGCAAATGGTTATGACCAAGTATTAACGTTTTATGATAGTGCCGAACCAAAGTCCGGTGAGGAACTCCGAAGGTTGGGGATAGTTTGTAAACCAGCAATCAAGGGTCAAGGGTCAATCACCGCCGGTATTTCACTTTTAAAAGAATTTGATGTCATCGTAAGCCAAGAATCAAAAAACATATTCAAGGAATACAATGGATACTATTGGGAACAGTTAAAAGACGGAACAATCATAAATAAGCCAGTTGACCGTTTGAATCACCAAATGGACTGCCTTCGATACGGAGTTTATTCGCAATACTCCAAGCGAAATGACTTCTTTGTTATTTAATTATTATTTTTGTAAAAATATAGACTTTAATGGCATCAATATTCGATAACTTCAAAAGGCTCGTGACTAAAAACAGTCAAGCCACAAATCAACTATTTAATAGGGCGATATATAACTTTTTAGGCGATACGATAATCACGAGTGCTGAGAATGATGATTCGTATATCAACAAAGGGTATCGTTTCAACTCAACCGTTTATTCGATTGTCAATCTTATAACAAAGGCGGCATCAACGGTGCCGTTCCAAGTTTATGAGGTGCAAAGTCAAAATTCCCTAAAAAAATATAAGGCACTAACATCAAACGGATTCGATGCCAACGCAACCCACAAGGCGCAAGTCATTTTAAAGAACTCGATGATTGAATTGGAGGGAACTGAAATCCACGAACTATTGAACCGACCAAACCCGGCACAATCTTACGCATCATTCTTGACTGAGGTGATTGCATTTGGTAAGCTAACCGGGAACCGTTATATCTACGGAATTACACCGGAGAGAGGTGCAAACCAATCCAAGTATGGCGAACTTTATGTATTGCCAAGTCAAGCGATGGAAATCCATTCCGGTGGGTTTATGAAACCGGTTGACCATTACACCTTGGAATATAATGGCACATTTAAAATCGATGCCGATGATGTTTGCCATATCAAAGATTTCAATCCCTATTTCGATGGGTCAGGACAAAACCTTTATGGTATGTCACCACTTAGGGCGGGATTGCGTTCTATGGATGCCAACAATGAGGCACTCACTACCGGGGTCAAGTATCTACAAAACCAAACGGCAAGGGGTGTTTTAATGTCCGAGGAAGGGGATTTGAATGAAGTACAAGCCAAACAACTAAAGGAGAAATTCAGACAACAATATCAAGGTTCAAACAATGCCGGGGATGTTATCATTACCCCCAAGAAGTTGTCGTGGGTTAACTTCGGACTAAATGCCGCTGACCTTTCGCTTATTGAACAATACAACGGAACTATCAAAGACCTTTGCAACGTTTACAATGTACCGGCGGTATTGCTTAACAATGTTGAATCGGCAACCTACAACAACATCAAAGAGGCACGAAAAATGCTATATACCAATGCGGTGATTCCTGAACTTATGAAAATTAGGGATGAACTGAATCGTTGGTTGGCACCCAAATTTGGTGAAAAGGTTTTTATTGATTTTGATTATACCACTATCCCGGAACTCCAAGAGGAAACCGACAAGGTTGTTGCTCAGATGTCCCAAGCGTGGTGGCTGACACCAAACGAGAAACGTGCGGCGATGTCTTATGGTAAGGATGAGGAAAACGAAAGAATGGATGAATATTATATCCCGGCTAATCTTTTGCCACTTGGCGATTCCGATATGCCCGATATGACACCCCAACAAATAGATATTGAACCGGCAGAGAAAAGACAAGTGCCGGGAATGAATGACATATTTACAACAATTAGTGAGGCACAACAACGAGCAAACGAAATGGGTGGTGAAGGTTACCACGAACACACTTATGATGGCTACACGGTATATATGCCATTTGAAACTCACGAGGAATATGAGGCGGCAAAAGACAATCGCCTTGATGAATTTTACGGCGAAATGGATGCCGATTCTTTTGACTACAATTTCGAACTTGATAGTCGATATGATGATGATGAAAATACCGATTCAGATGGGGGAGAAATCATCCAAAAAGCACCACAAATTCGTGGAGCGATGGAAACGGCGTTGCGTAACAAGGTAAAAGACCACAATGAAGAATATGGTGACAACCCAGCTAAAAGGGCAACATATTCAATGTTGGCGAGGTCGTTTGTAAGGGGGATAGGTGCATATCGCACAAACCCATCATCAGTCAGACCAAACGTTCAGAGCGAAGATCAATGGGCATTGGGTAGGGTCAACGGATTACTCTATGCACTTAGAACCGGCAAATTCAAGAGAAGGGCGTATGATACGGATTTACTACCGGAGGAACACCCATTGTCATCAGACAAAAAAAGCCAAAAGGCGGAAACTTATTCCGATTACCCACAAGGTGCAACCAATAACGCCAAGCGAATGTTGGAGTGGCGTGAGAAGTATGGTCGTGATGTTGTCAAAGGCGGAACAAGGGTCGGTTGGGAAAGAGCCAATCAACTTGCAAGTCGTGAGGCATTATCATTGGACACCGTAAGGCGTGTCAACTCCTTTTTAGCAAGGCACAAAGACAACGCAAAGATTGACCCACAATATAAAGATGAGCCGTGGAAAGACCGTGGATATGTAGCATACAACCTTTGGGGTGGTGCGGCGATGGTATCTTGGGCAAAGCGTATTTCTGAAAACGACTAAATATGTTCGATAGGGAAACTTGGAGAAAAGAATTTTCCCAACAACTCGATATTGGAGAAAAAGCCGAGGTTGCGAAATTCAAACGATATTACAATGAGCAGTACAAAAAAGCCATTGATGGTTTTCTATTGGACAACAATCCAAGAGGTGGCGATAATTTATTCAAGTCAAGAGAACTTGAAAACCTTTACGTTGGACTTTATTCAAATATCGGGTTACGATTTGCTAAGTGGTACGCCAAAACTTATGACCGCCTAATTTCAAAACGACAAGATGTTTCCGGGTTCGATGATGTGTGGAGCGAGGGATTTGCCGAAGCCGGGCGAAAGGTTGCCGGTCAACGTATCGTTTTACTTCAGGGAACGGCGAAGGCGGAGGTGATAAAAAATTTACAACGATTTATGCAAGACCCGGAATTTATGGCATTAGGTGCAGCAGAGCGTGGTCGCATTTTACGTTCAAGATTTAACAAACTATCTGCATACCAAGCGGAAAGGATTGTGCGAACTGAGTCGACTTATGCGGCGAATCTTGGTGCCGAAAGGTCTGCTCTTGATATGTTTGGTGCAAGTGGTTTACAAAAAGAATGGTTGACTTCCGTTGATGGTCGTGAACGGGCATCACATAGGTCAACCAACGGTCAAGTCGTAGATATGGACAAACCGTTTAATGTTGGCGGTGAACTGTTAATGATGCCGGGTGACCCAAGAGGAAGGGCGGCAAATGTTGTCAACTGCCGGTGTGCGGTTGCCCATATACCAAAACCGGATGCACAACCCACAA